GAGATTTTACGATGCAAATGATACTGGATACTATTTAGACCCACATAATACTGATAATCAGGGATTAAGAATTAGAGGTGGTACATTACATGGACCTAACTGGAGTTGGGGTAAATATTTAAGAGTTGGTACTAATGGTAGAATTGATGGTAATGCATCTGTTGTAACTACAAATGGTAACTTACACTTAGATTGTGAAAATGGATATGAAACTTATATCAACCACTATTCTGGAAATAGAACATATACCTATGAGCAAAGAACCACATTCATATATGATTATAATAATACGGGATACTATTGGGATGGTAATGGTACATCTCGTATGAATGAAATACTATTAGACCAGGGTTACAACTATGGATGGTGGAGAAACTATGGTTGTACTGGATTGTATAACCAATCATATGGTAGAGGTATATGGGCAGCTGAATGTGGTGGAAATCCTTATGGTAACTATACAACTTATGATGGTGGTAGAAACGGATGGCAAGGTTGGGGTATAGGTTCTCGTTATACCTTTATGAGTACTATGGGTGATAACTGTGGTGTGCATGATAGTGCTAGAGGATGGATATGGTATATGAGTGGAGCAGTACTTTACTTATATTATGCATCTTCAGAAAGAATGTCAATGCAACCTTATGGTGTATATGTAAACAACGATATTCGTTCTCCAATTTTCTATGACCACAATACTGGATACTATGGTGATTTTAATTCTACATCTAGATTTAACTATATTATCAATAACAACATATATTGTTATGATTGGATATTTGCACAAGGAAATATTATAGCATACTATTCCGATGAAAGATTAAAAACAAAAGTTGGTAACATTGAAAATGCATTAGAAAAAGTATCCCAATTAAGTGGATTCTACTATGTAAATAATGAGTTAGCACATTCGGTAGGATATACCGATACTAAAGTACAATTAGGTTTATCAGCCCAAGAAGTTCAAAAGGTATTACCTGAAATCGTACATTTAGCACCATTTGATATGGATATAGATGCGGATACCAAAGAAATAAAAGGTTCTAAGAGTGGTGAAAACTATCTAACAATTGATTATGATAAATTAGTTCCACTTTTAGTAGAGGCTATTAAGGAACAACAAACAATCATCGACAAACAAAGAGATGATATAACGGAAATTAAAGAAATGCTAAAAATACTCATTGGCAACAAATAACTATTTTTAAAAAAACAATATATTTATACAATATAAAACACAAATATTATGGGATTTACATACGAATGGAAATTAACAGGACTTAAGAAGCAAAATAGTGAAAACATTAATGATGCCGTTATTGGTACACATTGGAAACTAATAGCTACAGACGAAGATGGTAACGAAGGAACTTTTACCGGTGCAACACCATTTAGTATTGATACAATAAACACAGGTAGTTTTACAGCATACAATGAATTAACAGAAACACAAGTTCTTAGTTGGATTAAAAATCACGTAAGTGGTTCTAATGCATCAACTAACTATATGGAACATATCAATGGGGTAATTCAAAGAGAAATAAATGGTAAAAAATGGGTTAATATAGACGTTTCTGAAATAGACCTACCGTGGTCACCAACATCTGGTAGTACAACTCCATATGTGGCTGAAGCAGCTCCTGTTTAAACAAAATACAAAAATATAATTGTAGATTGTAATATCGATTCTTAATAATTAATTTGTGTTTTGAATATTTTGTTTATATTTATATGAGTATTACTGTAAGTTATTACTAATACAAACTTAAAATACAAATCGAAGAAATAAAATGGCAGAAAGAATCGTATCACCTGGCGTATTCACAAGAGAAAATGACCTATCCTTCTTAGCTCAAGGAGTTGGAGAAATTGGAGCGGCATTTATAGGACCTTTTAAACAAGGACCTGCATTCGTTCCAACAATCGTAAGAACGCAATCAGAATTTGAAGATATCTTCGGAACACCTGATGGAACTTATTATACCGAATACGCAGTACAAAATTATTTAAGAGAAGCTGGACAAGCAACAATCGTAAGAGTTGCCGGTATTGGTGGTTACTCACAGGCAGCACCTTTGGGTATATTAGCATCCGGTTCTCAAGGCAAAAAAATAGTTGGAGTTTTATATTCAACTAATTTTGGCGATGGGGGTGTTGGATTTTTAAATGCTTCTACTAATATTACAAGCAGTGTATCAATATCTGGTTCATTTGTAATATCAGGACTAATTAGTTCTGGTTCTGGAGCAGCTAGTGTATCAGCATCAATTTTTCAAGAAGCTACAAATGATATTTCTGATGTATTTGGTGAATCTCCATTCGGTGCTAAAGCAGCTTATGGATATTTGTATTTTGAAAGTTCATCATTAGGATTTAAAAATGATAGTGCTTTACAAGGTGTGCAAATATACGAAGTTAACTTACCAACACAAGTGTATGGTGATGCTAGTGAAGCAGAAACTCCAATCGTAGTATCTCAATTAATTAGTGGTGAAAGATATAACTTATTTAAATTCGAAACAATAGGACATGGTACATTATATAATACTAAATTTAAAGTTGGTATTTCTAATGTAAAAGCGGCTGGTGAAGATGGTTCAACTGATTATTCAACATTTACTGTAACCATTCGTTCATTTAGTGATACTGATAAGAGAAAGAGTGTAGTTGAAACATATAATAACGTAAACTTAGACCCTGCATCTCCTAACTATATAGCTAGAAGAATTGGTGATAGAAAGTTAACAATCGATTCTAATGGAAAATTAACTGAAACCGGTGATTACTCAAATAAATCAAACAATGTAAGAGTGGTTGTATTAGATGCTAATTCTAGTATCTTAGGACCAGGTTCTTACCCAATATCAGCAGCACCATTTGGACACGCAGCATATGTGAATCCAATTAAAACAAATTCTACAACTGAAGATGCATGGGTGCCTGCAGTAAATTATCAAACAGGCTCAGCAAACAACACATCATCATCTCCTATATATTTTGCTGGATTTGATTTTGAAGATGCATATAAAGCAATAGATAACAAACAATATTTAAAACCAATTCCTGCCGGAGCATTAAATGGTGCTAACGTAGTATTCGCATTTGATTCACAATTATCATATGTAATGACTGGTTCGGCATCAACTGATATGGTTAAAAGACAATTTGTATTAGGATTTCAATATGGGTTTGATGGTACTAACCCAACCGTAAGAAAAGCTAAGGCTGGTGATACTGATTGGGGAAATTCAAACACACAAGGATTTAATTGTTCAAACGCATCACAAAATGGTTCAATAGCATATACTAAAGCAATCAACGCAGTATCTAATCCTGATGAATATGATATCAATATGGTGGTAACACCTGGTATCGTAAGAAGCCTTCACCCATCCGTTACTTCTAAAGCAATTGATATGGTTGAGGAAAGACAAGATTGTTTCTATATCGCTGATTTCAATGATTATGATGATTCAATTACTGAAGCAACTGAGCAAGCAAATTCAGTAGATTCAAACTATGTAGCAACTTACTACCCTTGGATGAAAACAATTGATAGTAACACAAACAAATTAACTACAGTTCCACCTTCTACATTGTTACCTGCAGTATATGCAGCAAACGATAGATTGGCGGCTGAATGGTTTGCACCTGCTGGTTTGAATAGAGGTGGTATTACCGGAGCAGTTAGTGTATTGAATAGATTAACACATTCTGAAAGAGATACTCTATATGAGAACAAAGTAAACCCAATTGCGGCATTCCCTGGACAAGGTATTGTAGCATTCGGACAGAAAACATTGCAAGATAAGGCATCTGCTTTAGATAGAATCAATGTTAGAAGATTACTTATCAACTTGAAAAAATTCGTTGCATCAACATCTCGTTTCTTAGTGTTCGAACAAAATACTTCTACAACTCGTCAAAGATTCTTAAACACTGTGAACCCTTACTTAGAGGCAGTTCAACAAAGACAAGGTTTATACGCTTTCAGAGTTGTAATGGATGAAAGTAACAACACACCTGATGTAATTGATAGAAACATATTAGCAGGACAAATTTTCTTACAACCGGCTAAGACAGCGGAATTTATCGTAATAGATTTCAACATCTTACCAACTGGAGCAAGTTTCTCAGCATAATACGAAAATAAAGGAAGTAGATATTTATTAATATAAAATAAAAGGATAATAAAATGGCAGAAATATTAGAGTTTGACAAGATGTTCTATACGAACTTCGAACCTAAAATGAAAAATAGATATGTGATGGAGATAGATACTATCCCTTCATATCTTGTAAAGGCAATGAACAGACCTACAGTTCAGTTTGAAACAATTTCTTTAGACCACATCAACGTTAAAAGAAAATTACAAGGTAAAGCTGATTGGCAAGATTTGACTATAACATTGTATGACCCAATTGTACCTTCTGCGGCGCAAAAGGTAATGGATTGGATTCGTTTAGGACATGAATCGATTACTGGTAGACGTGGATATGCAGATTTCTATAAAAAAGATATTACTTTCTATTTGTTAGGACCTGTTGGTGATAAGATTGAACAATGGACTTTAAAAGGTGCATTTATTCAACAAGCAAACTTTGGTGAATTAGATTTTTCATCAAATGAAGTTGCAACCATTGAATTAACACTATCTTACGATTACGCAATTCTTGAATTCTAATTTAAGAAAACATATAAAAACAAAGGGGATATCAAAAGTATCCCCTTTTTTATTTCCAATTTTTTAATTTCTATGTATTTATATATACAAACTTAAAAACGAATAACGTTATGGTAGAAACACAATATGATTTTCCAACGGAAGTATTAGACCTTCCATCACAGGGTAAGGTTTACCCAAAAGACCACCCATTGGCTTCGGGTAGAATTACTATAAAACATATGACAGCAAAAGAAGAAGATATTCTTTCAAATCAAAATCTTATTAAAAAAGGTATTGTTTTGGATAAATTATTTGAATCTATTATTGTTGGCAACGTAAATCCTAGTGAAATTATTTTAGGAGATAAAAACGCTATTATTCTTGCAACTAGATTGTTGGGATATGGTCCGGAGTATCTTTTTAAATTTTATTCATCTAAATTAAATGAAACAATTGATGCAAAGGTTGATTTGGGTAAAGTAAAAACAAAAGAAGTAGATTTATCATCGTTTGATAATAAAAATGAATTTGAATTCGTATTACCATCTAATAAGAAAAAAATTATATGTAAATTACTTACACATGGTGACGAAATAGCAATAGATAAAGATATTCAGGCTATTGAAAAATTAGGTGGTGCTGGTGCAGAAATTACAACTCGTCTACGTTATATGATTCAATCGGTTGATGGGGATAATTCATCAACAACTATAAACAAATTTGTAAATGGATTGTTGGCAATAGATAGTAGAGCATTAAGAAGTTATGTAAAAAAAATATCACCTGATGTTGATATGAAATTTACTCATATCCATGAAGATGGAGAGGTGGAGGAGGCGCCTATCACTATGGGTGTCAGCTTTTTTTGGCCTAGCACGGAATCATAGTATTCAAGTTCATACCCAAATATTTGATATGGTTCAATATGGGAATGGTTTTACTGTAATGGAACTTTATAAAATGCCAACTTATTTAAGGATGTTTTACTATAATAAATTAGTAGATTCTAAAAAGAAAGAAGCAGATGAAGTAAAAAAATCAAACAAAGCAAATAATTCAAAAGTTAGGGTTAATAGATAATCCTAACTTTTTTTATTAATAGGATATTTATAGATGTTAAACTACAACTAATATGAAGAAATATAAAATATCAAAATCCAATTTAAAAGAATTTTTTGGATTATTTGGTAAAAAGAAACCGCAAACATTGCAATCAATCATAGATGCAGACCCAATAATGAGAAAATTGGATAATGAAATGGAAGATATTGCCAAAACTTTTATTCCTAGAATCAAAAAAATAAAAGATACACAACCTGAATTATTTAAAAAAATGCAAGATTTGGGTATTATAGATAAGGATTTTAAATAACATTGATTTAAATGGCAGTAGCACCACTAACACCAGCAGACCAGGCAGAATTAAATCGTTTATTAGAAGAAAACGCAGAAATAAAAGAGCGTATTCGTATTATAAACGAAAAAATAGCGCTTGCCACCGGCTCTGAAAGAGACGAATTGGAGGGTATGGTACAAACGGAGAAAATTCGTTTAAGATTACAAACTGATTCCGCTAAAGGGCTCAAAAAAAGACAAGAATATTTAGACTATGAAGAAAGTAGTTTAACTTCATTGGCTAATATGTCAAAGGGTGCATTGAGCGTTTTGAAAAAACAAACAGTTGGTGCAAATACACTATCAAGTTTAACTGCAACAATTTTAGCAAGAAAAGAAGCAGAATTGCAATTAGAAGGTGATGCTTTAAAAGCTTCACAAAAAGAAACTGCGGTTTTGGAAAGCATGAATTCATCGATAATGCTTAAATCAGAAGAACTAGCTGCCATTAAACATGAAATATCCGAGGCAGATAAAGAAATAGAAAACGTAGAACGTTCTATTGCGCATTTATCTGGAGAAGCAAAGGAAGAAGCGGAAGCTCATTTAAAAACATTAAAAAATCTTAATCAACAATTAGCAAGAAGTGAAGCAATTCATGAAGCTAATCATGAACTTTTACATCATATGCCTGGATTTATAGGAGATGCATTGGATATGGCAAAAAAGATGGTGGGACAAATAGCTGCGATAGGTGCACCTCTTATGATAATGTATGCACTAATAGGAGCAGCATTACACTCATTTATAGCGTTAGATGCAGCGGCACAAGATTTTAGAAAAGAAACCGGATTATTAAATTCACAAACAAAGGATTTAGTTAACAACGCACATCACATTGAAATGAATTTCAGAGATGCTGGTGTTGAATTAAAAGATGTATTTGATACTGCGAAAGCATTAAAAGAAGAATTTAGTGATACTGTAAATGTTTCTGAAGAAGTATTGGCATCATTAACCGTAATGGGTAAAAACTTCGGAGTTTCTGCGGGTAATGCTGCAAAAGTACAAAGTGTCCTTGAAAGTGTTGGAGGGTTATCATCGGAAACAGCAGCTAATGTAGGAAATCAAGTTGCAAATATGGCTAAATTAGCCGGAGTTGCACCTGATAAAGTATTTAAAGATATTGCCGAAAACGCTGAAGCTGCATCTACATTTTTTAAAGGTGATATAAATGCGTTAACTAAAAATGCAATACAAGCTCAAAGAATGGGTACTTCGTTAAAACAACAGGTATCATTGGCAGAAAAATTATTAGATTTTGAAAATGGTATTGAGCAAGAAATGGTAGCGGCAACGTTTGTAGGGGGTGAGTTTAATTTAAGTAGAGCAAGAGCATTGGCAATGGAAGGTAAACTTCAGGACGCAAATGAAGAAACCCTAAAACAAATTCAAAGAAGTGGTGATTTCCGTCAAAAAGATTATTTTACACAACAACAATTGGCCAAAGCAGCCGGTATGAGTGTTGAAGAAATAAATAAGCAGTTAATGATGCAAGAAAAGTTGAATGGGTTAACTGAAGAAGAAAAGAAACTTGCAACGGATGCTATTGATAAAGGATTGGATATTACCAATATGACCAAAGAACAATTAGCAGAAGAAACTAAAAAAATAGCAGCACAAAACGAACAACAAGGACAATTGGCTAGAATGCAAAACGCATTTATGGGTATTGTTGCAACTATTGGTGGTACGTTATCTCCACTATTAGAGGGTGTGGCTACTATACTGAATTTAATTCTTATGCCAATAAACGCAGCAGTAGAAGGATTTGCACATATGGTTGATTATATAAAAGAAATTTCAGATGTAGCCCTTGTATTTGCTGGAACATTAGGTACAATTCTTGCAATTACAAATGCTAAATTTTTAATTGACCAGGCTGGTTTAGCGATAGATGCAGCTAAAGCTGGATACTCAAAGCTACAAGCGGCATATGAAGTAAAAGGATTACTTCCTCTTATAGCGGCTATGGCTGCTAAAGCATTTAGTGCGTTAGGTGGGATACCGGTAGTAGGACCTGTATTAGGAGCAGCTGCAGCGGCAGGTGCCTATATGTTGGGTAAATCGTATATGCAAAAGGCGGGAGACGTAATGTCACCAGCTGATGGGAAAACCAGAATATCAACCAAAGAAGGTGGGTTATTTGAATTAAGTAAAAATGATGATTTAATGGCCGGACCAGGATTAGCCGGAGCCGCAGCAGGGGGTGGCGGTGGAGGAAGTTTATCGGCATTAGCAGCACCATTGGCAGCAGTAGTAAACGAAATTAAAGCATTAAGAGCGGATATGGCATCTGGTAAAATAGCAGTGTATATGGATTCTGCAAAGGTTACTTCGAATGTTAATACGCAAGTTGAAAAAACAACGAGAAATAGCTATAACATGGGACAAGCGTAAAATATAATTTAATGCCAACAATAGAAGAATTATTTAAAACCAAAAAGTTGATAAGTGGACAAACCGCTGAGCAACAATC